AAGGTGGCATGGCCAATGGTAAAAAGCATATGTACGCTGCGGGTGGCGATGTTACTGACAAACTACCTAACAAGGGTTTAAAGAAATTAGCCAAGACTGAAAAAGGCAAAGAAGCAGTACGCAATATGGGCTTTGATGTTTAAGTGGCTCCGCGTATTGCACGAAAGAAGGGTCAACCGGCTAAGTCGAAAAAGCATAGCGACTTATATACGGATGAAGACCCTAAAGGCACCATACGTGGTCTCAAGTTTGCTACGGTAAAAGATGCAGAGGCATCTGTACGCAAGATTAAGGCATCTGATAGGTCACATGCACATAAGACACAAGCAGCCATTGCAATGGAACAACGCGCTAAAGCTGCAGGTAAAAAATCCGCAGCCGCTGTCTTCAGAAAATTTATTGAATCTCAAAAACGAAAGACTAAAGAACGTGCATCCCGTAGAGTGTGATATCCGTAAATGGTCAAAAGATTTTCTTGAGGTGCCAAACGTAAAGCTTAATGGCTTACCCCCTTGTCCGTATGCTGCGAAGGCATGGAGTGACGACAAGGTGATGTTCAGTATCAACACTGGACTTGAAGGTTTGCGTTACGAAGTTGAGATATTTGACAGTCACGACTATGATATCATTGTGTGGGCTGAAGAAGATATGCCAGATATGGATTATCTGGACGGCTGGTGCGACGGTATGAATGAGGCACTGTCTGTAGCCGGTATGGATATGCACCTGATGGTCTTTCACCCTGAGTACGATGCGGTAGATGCAGGGCTTGACTTTTTGGTAGATGATGGTATAACTAGTGACGAATTAGAATACTGCATGGTATTTGTGCAGAAGTTGTCTCCTCTGGATGAGGCGGCGTTAAGTCTGGAAAAGTCTGGTTACTATGAGAACTTTCCAGATGATGTATATGAAAGCCTAGTATTGGACAGAAGGAGACTCCGAAATGGCAATGGGTAAAGCTAAAATGGCTAAGAAGAAAATGCGCGGTGGCGGCATGGCTAAGAAAAAGATGATGCGTGGCGGTATGGCGAAAAAGAAAATGATGGGCGGTGGCATGGCCAAGATGTCCAAGAAGAAGAAGATGATGCGTGGCGGCATGGCTAAAAAGAAGAAGTGATTTATGTTGGCGATTCAGACTTACACGGGCAAGGTGTATTCTCAAATGAGGACATATGTACTGGACAAAGTATTGAACTTTGCCCGTATCTGGTCGCAGATGAACACGACTTTGCGGAATCGTGCATCCTCCATGATTACGTATTTGAACACCCTGAAGACAAAACTGCTTTCTTGGTGGTATTGGGTTGGGGCATGGTATACAACCATTCCAACGATCCTAACGCAGAATGGGAAGTATGTATGGACGATCCTAACTTCGTACGCTTCTTCGCGTTACGCGATATTCCAAAAGGCACTGAAATCACGCATGACTATGGTGGTCAATACTGGTCAAGTCGTGAAGAGGAAGCTGATAACTAAGTTTGGTTATCTTTTGCTCTATATGGGCAAGCCTTTTACAAAGATTGGCAACTGGTTCTGGAAACGGCATCGTGATGTACTGGACTGGAATAAGTAATGCCTGTACTTAGTGGTGGCTCAAAGTTTGTTACACATGCGACAGCATTGGCTAATACCAATGATACTGATGTGTATGTTGTGCCAAAGAACTTCTCGTCGCACGTAGAGCATTTGCTTATTACCAACAGTGATAGCAGCAATCGTAACTACACAATTAAGTATTATGAGAAAGCTGCTAATACGACATACACTTTATTTACATCACATGCAGTCACAGGCAAAGGCTCAGAGTCCGTGTTCACTGTGGACAAACCTTTGTACATTCATGCGGAAGATAAGATTATCGTAGCTGCTGGAACTGCAGACACTCTTACTGTTGTTGTGGCAGCAGAAGAGTTCTTTGACCCAGCACATTCATAGGAGATAGGAGATGACCCGTGTCTCTAAAAAAAGCCCTGCCAAGAAGAAAGCCTCACCGGCTAGAGCGAAAAAGAAACCGACTGGAACGCTTAAACTTTCGACGGGCGGTGCGGCAAAGAACAAAAGCAGAGTTAACGAAGCTGGCAACTACACTAAGCCAACAATGAGAAAAAACTTATTCAATAGAATTAAGGCAGGTGGCAAGGGTGGCAATCCTGGTCAGTGGTCTGCACGTAAGGCGCAGATGCTTGCCAAACAATACAAGGCTAAGGGCGGCGGGTACAAATAACAATGAAACATGTCTTCCTCCTATTTGTCTTTCTTGGCATTGGTGAGGACAGGCGTCAAGTTAGTGGAGACATGTACTTCCGTGACTTGAATGATTGTGTTTGGTACGCACAGAAACTTCATAAGCAGGGTAAGAGTATTACAGCATACTGCTTACCAAAAATTGTAAACGAAGATATGGAGACTTACTGATGCTTGCCGAATTGGCCGCAGCAAATGCAGCTTTTGCTGTTATAAAGCAAGCCGTGCAGAACGGCAGCGACATTGCCAAGGCTGGCAGTGCTATCGCACAGTTTGTAGGCGCAAAGGAAGACCTGCAGCGTAAGTCACAGAAGAAGGGCAACCGTGCTGACCTTGAAGAGTTCATGGCCCTTGAGCAGATACGTGAGCAGGAAGAGCAGCTAAAGCAGATTATGATTTATGCAGGTCGCCCCGGACTGTGGAGTGACTGGCAAAAGTTTCAGGCAAAGGCACGTATACAGCGCAGAGAAGATGAGATAGCCAAAGCAAAGAAGCGCAAGCAGATAATTGAAATAACCATCATTACCTTCTTCTTGATTCTTGGCCTTACCATAATGGCGTGTTTTGTCCTTCTCTTGATGCACTCACAGGGAAAACTATAATGGCAATTGCAAAGTCTCAAAAAAGCCTAAAGTCTTGGACAAAACAAAAGTGGCGTACTAAGTCTGGCAAGCCTAGCGCAAAGACAGGTGAAAGGTATTTGCCTGAGAAAGCAATTAAATCCTTGACACCAGCTGAATATGCTGCTACAACTAAGGCTAAGAGAGAAGGTACAAAGAAGGGTAAACAGTTTGTACGCCAGCCAAAAAGTATTGCAAAGAAGACTGCAAGATTTCGCAGAGGCGGGTAAAGACCCGCGTGATGTACGTCTAGCTGATATAGAGCCAGACATTGATACTCGCATATTTCTTATTAAGAAAAAACTATGGGAACTCCAGAATGTTGACCGCACTGATAGGACCGATTGCTAGTCTTGCCGGTACATGGCTAGATGGTAAGGTAGAAGAAAAGAAGGCTCAGTCAGCCACCAAGGTAGCCAAGGCACAAGCCGAAGCTATCGTGATGCAGAAGAAAGCTACAGGTGAGATTGATTGGGACTTGGAGATGGCTAAAGGTAGTCAGACTTCATGGAAGGATGAATGGCTGACCATCTTGTTTAGCATCCCGCTTATCCTAGCGTTTATCCCCGGAATGGAAGAGGTAGTTGCAAATGGTTTCGCACAACTCCAAGCTATGCCAGAATGGTATCAATATTCTCTGGGGGTTATCGTTGCTGCCTCATTTGGCGTTCGTAGTGCTACTAAGTTCTTTGGAAAGAAGTAGACGTGGCCGCAGACAAAATTTTGGAATGGAAGCTACTTCCACGTCTGATGACAATAATGTTCAGCATAATGGCATGGAGATGCGCTGAATGGTTTATGAATCTTCCTGATCCTAATGCTGTTCAGGCAGGATTTGTTTCGGTGGTCATGGGTGCTATGACTGGTGCATTTGCAATTTGGATGGGACACGAGGCTAAGAAATGAAATATCGCAAAGAAAAACTTCTTGAGGAACTGGTAAAGCACGAAGGTTTACGCCTTCAGGTGTATCAGGATACTCTTGGCATTGACACTATTGGTATTGGTCGGAACCTAGAAGACCGTGGCATTAGCAAAGAAGAGTTGGACGAACTGGACATTCCCAGCATTGACCATATCTATGAGTATGGTATCACAGAAGCTGATGCTATGGTTCTGGCACAGAATGACGTACAGATTGTCGAAGAAGAACTTCTCCGTACGCATCCTTGCGTAGAGGATTTAGACGCTGTACGTCAGCTTGTACTTGTAGACATGGCATTTAATATGGGTGTGCCTCGTCTCTGCAAGTTTGTAAAAATGTGGAACGCTATTCACGAACAAAAATTTGCCACAGCATCAAAAGAAATGCTTGACAGCAGGTGGGCAAATCAGGTAAAATCACGTGCAGTTAAACTTTCAAATGCAATGTATAATGGTGAGTTTTAATGGCTAGGCAGCTAACAGAACGGCAGCAGAAGTTTCTTGAAGTACTCTTTGAAGAGGCCGGTGGCGATATGGTTATGGCTAAGAAAATGGCTGGCTATGCAGAAACAAGTTCTACCACAGAAATTGTCAAAGGCTTAAAAGAAGAAATCCTTGAGGCCACACAGATGTACATGGCACGTAATGCACCAAAGGCTGCTATGGCTATGACTGGCGCACTGTATGATCCAACTGAACTTGGTATCCGTGATAAGATGGGTGCTGCCAAAGAACTGCTAGACCGTGTAGGTCTGGTGAAGACAGAAAAGATGCAAGTGGAAGCAAGCGGTGGTGTCATGCTTATGCCACCTAAAGCACCTGTAGAGGACGATGAGTAGAAGCATAGGCAAGTGGAAGCTGCCACAGCCCACAGACATCAAAGAAGAAAACGAATGGGTGCAGATACCTCGCATTGCAAGGACTGTACCCTTTGGTTACAAACAGAATGAAGAAGACCCCGACATTCTTGACCCTATTCCAGTAGAACTGGACATGTTAGAAAAAGCCCGTAGACACGTAAATCAATACTCTTATCGTGAAGTAGCAAATTGGTTGGTGGCTAATACAGGCAGACAGATATCTCACGTAGGATTAAGGAAACGGCTAAATAATGAGCGACGACGTAAGGACACGGCTGCAAGCCTCCGCAAGTGGGCAGAGTATGCGGAAACGGCAATCGCCAAGGCGAAGAAAATCCAAGAAGCCAGAACAGGCGCAAAAGCCGGAACTGAAGATTGAAGAAGTTACACGTGAAACCTCTAGTATTGAGGAACACGCTAATGTACTTTTCAAACCTAATCCGGGGCCGCAGACAGAGTTTCTTGCCGCATCTGAACGTGAAGTTCTATACGGCGGCAGTGCAGGGGGCGGTAAGTCATATGCTATGCTTGCTGACCCACTGCGTTACATGGGGCATCCACAGTTTAGTGGACTCTTGCTTCGACACACGACGGAAGAACTTCGTGAACTTATCTTCAAGTCACAGGAGTTATATCCAAAAATCTGGCCCGGTATTAAGTGGTCAGAAAGAAAGATGCAGTGGACCGCGCCATCTGGCGCAAGATTGTGGATGTCGTATCTCGACAGAGATGATGATGTCTTGCGTTATCAGGGTCTAGCATTTAGCTGGATAGGCTTTGACGAGTTGACTCAATGGGCCACACCATACGCATGGAACTATATGCGATCTCGTCTCCGGTCCACTGCACCTGACTTGCCCATCTTTATGAGGGCAACAACTAACCCCGGCGGTAGAGGCCACCAGTGGGTCAAAAAAATGTTTATTGACCCTGCTGCATACAACAAGGCTTTTGATGCAACCGACATTGAAACTAACGAAGTGTTGCGATATCCTGCAGGTGACTACGAAGCAATGCTTCTGTCACTACCAGAGCAGCAAAGACGGCAACTCTTGGAAGGTGATTGGGATATTAAAGAGGGTGCTGCATTTACCGAATTTAATCGGGATGTGCATGTTGTTGAGCCTTATAGGATTCCTAATAACTGGGTAAAGTTTCGTGCATGTGATTATGGTTATGGCAGTTATTCTGGTGTTATATGGTTTGCTGTTGCGCCTGATGAACAGTTGGTCGTCTACAGAGAACTATACGTCAGTAAGGTTTTGGCTACAGACTTGGCCGATATGATTTTGGATTTGGAAGCAGAAGATGGAAATATTAAGTATGGTGTTTTGGACAGTAGTCTTTGGCACAAGCGTGGCGATACTGGTCCTTCTCTTGCGGAGCAAATGATTAATAAGGGTTGTAGGTGGCGTCCATCAGACCGCAGCAGAGGCAGTCGTGTAGCCGGTAAGAACGAAATACATAGACGCCTACAGATAGATGAGTTTACAGAGGAACCTAGACTTGTATTTTTTGATAGCTGCACAAATGTCATCAGTCAATTACCGTCCATCCCCTTGGACAAGAAAAATCCAGAAGACGTTGACACAAAGTCTGAAGACCATCTTTATGACGCACTCAGGTATGGGATTATGTCCAGACCCCGGTTCTCTATTTTCGACTATGACCCCACAGGCCGACCATCGACAGGTATGAGAGTAGCAGATGCTACCTTTGGATACTAAGGAAGAATTATGGCAGACGATGAAATCATGATTGAAGATGACGCGATTGCGTTGGAAGACACTGAAGATACAGTAGCTGAAGACGCGGATGTTTCTAACATCATTCCATTTATTATGGAACGGTATCAACGCGCCGAAGATTATCGTTATCAAGATGAAGAAAGATGGCTTCGCGCATACCGCAATTATCGTGGCTTGTATGGGCCAGACGTTCAATTCACCGAGGCGGAAAAGTCTCGCGTGTTTATTAAGGTAACTAAAACAAAAACACTCGCAGCGTATGGTCAAATTGTTGATGTGTTGTTTGCTAATAATCGTTTTCCTCTGTCTGTTGATCCTACCGAATTACCAGAAGGCGTGATTGAAGACGTACACTTTGACCCAAAAGAACCAGAGCAACTTCGCGGAGAAACCTCGCTGTCTAGTCCATATGGTTTCAAGGGAGACGGAAATGATCTCCCTCCCGGTGCTACTGCCGCAACATTAGCGCAGGGCCTTGGGCCTTTGGGCGATAAACTACAGCCTGTAGAAGACAAGTTGAAAGAGGGGCCGGGTAAAACGCCTACCGCTATTGAATTTAGTCCCGCTAAGATCGCGGCTAAAAAGATGGAAAAGAAAATTCACGATCAGCTTGAAGAGTCCGGTGCAAGCAAAAGCCTTCGTAGCAGCGCGTTTGAAATGGCACTATTTGGTACTGGCATTATGAAGGGGCCGTTTGCTGTAGACAAAGAATACCCCAACTGGAATGATGAAGGAAATTACGATCCTGTATTCAAAACTATTCCGCAAGTAAATCATGTATCGGTATGGAATTTTTACCCAGACCCAGATGCAAACAATATGGACGAAGCGCAGTTTGCTATTGAACGACATAAGATGTCGCGCACTCAACTGCGTAATCTAAAAAAACGTCCGTATTTTCGTGATAAAGTTATCGACAAAGCAATTAGCTTTGGAGAAAGTTACGACAAAAAGTATTGGGAAGACGATCTGTCCGATTATGCGCCGGAGCATGGCATTGACCGCTTTGAAGTTCTTGAGTATTGGGGTATGTGTGATACCGAAATGCTGGAAGATAACGGCGTAGAAATTCCAGAAGAACTTAAAAGTTTTGATGAACTGCAAGCAAATATTTGGATTTGTAATGGCAAACTCATTCGCATGGTTCTTAATCCATTTAAGCCAGCAAAGATACCTTATATGGCAGCACCGTATGAACTGAACCCCTACAGCTTCTTTGGCGTAGGTATTGCAGAGAACATGGATGACACGCAGACGTTGATGAATGGCTTCATGCGTATGGCTGTAGACAACGCTGTGCTGTCGGGTAATCTGATTGTAGAAGTAGACGAGACTAATCTTGTACCGGGTCAAGACCTTTCGCTCTATCCGGGCAAGGTGTTTCGCCGTCAGGGTGGCGCACCGGGTCAGGCTATTTTCGGTACAAAGTTCCCGAATGTTGCGTCTGAAAACATGATGCTGTTTGACAAGGCACGTGTACTCGCAGATGAAAGTACAGGCTTTCCGTCGTTTGCACACGGACAAACCGGCGTCTCTGGTGTAGGTCGTACCGCCAGCGGTATCAGTATGCTTATGAATGCTGCTGCTGGTGGGGTAAAAACAGTTATTAAAAACGTAGACGATTATTTGCTACGTCCTCTTGGCGAAGGTTTCTTCCGGTTTAACATGCAGTTTGATTTCGATCCAGAAATCAAAGGCGATTTAGAAGTCAAGGCACGTGGTACAGAAAGCCTTATGGCAAATGAGGTACGTAGCCAACGTCTCATGCAATTCCTTCAAGTAGCAAGCAACCCAGCACTAGCACCTTTTGCTAAGTTCCAATATATTATTCGCGAAATTGCGAAGTCTATGGACTTAGACCCCGACAAAGTAACCAACAACATGAACGAAGCTGCACTGCAAGCAGAACTCATGAAAGAGTTCCAAGCACCTCTGCCGGATCAACAACAAGCCCCGGCGGGTGCTAATCCTATGGATACTAGCGGCGCAGGTGGTGGTAACATTGGCGTAGGAATGGCTCCTACACCGGGTGAACAAGGATTTAGTGGAAATGAACAACCAGCAGGAAACAGTCAGCAAACTCAAGCCGTGGGTCAACAACAACCGCCAATGGCAAGCGTTCAATGATTATATTGATGTTTTAATTCAACAACAACAAAAAGCACTAGAGCAAGCAGATAATGCAATCTTGCTGCACCGCAGTCAGGGGGCTGTGGCAGCTTTACGGAAACTCAAATATCTTCGGGATGAAGTGAATGGCGCGTGATGTAAATCAACAAACAGATGACATGTTGTCTCCTGATGACATGATGATGGCCGACGTAAACGAGCCTACTACTAAAGAACAACTAGTAGATGCCGCAAAAACAGTTGGCGAAATGGCTCTAGATATGACGCCTATTGTCGGTGACATTAAGGCTGCTACGGAATTACCTGAAGATATACAACTAATTAAAGATTTGATTAGCGAAGGCTACGACGAAGGCGACATCAAAAAGATGGGTCTTGGTGGTTTGTTTGGTATTGCCACTGGTTTGGGTTTTATTCCTTTGCTTGGCGCACCAGCAGATGCTACACGTATTGCAATTAAAGCGGGTGTAAAAAAAGCAAGACCGCCTAAAAATAAACCACCTGTACCAGAGTTTAGACAAAAACAAATTGACGAGGTAAAAAAAAAGTACGCCACTTCTGCTGAAAGACGAAAAGCACTGAAGGCCATCAACAGACCGACACCTAAAGTGTTTCATGGTGCATCAGGATTGGGCGAGGAACTTAACACAGATCAAATCAGAGGTCTGGCAAAAGACATAGCATATCAAAAAAAGCTGTACACTCAAGAACCAGTAGAAAGAATGTTTGACGGAAAAGATGCACTTTCCGTAGATGATTTCGTAAAGGCAATAGAACAACCCGATCCGAGTGGTTTGCCTTTTAGTGTGGTTATGGCAGACAAAGTTTCTGTAGGCTCTGTTCAACCCTTTGCTGCTCAACCTAAAATATTTAGAGTAGACCCTGACGATGGTACAGACGGGCCACGTTTTATCTTTATGAACTTAAAACATCGTGATCCGTTTGACGACACGTTAATAGGCGAATCTAATTTTGCCGTACCTATCGTTCAAGGAAAAGTTTTAAAAGCGGATTTGGATTATGTAACAAATCGCCATACCGAAGATGCTTACAACGATATTGTAGGAACAATTACAGGTGACAGCCGCGCTGCGAAATTGCAAAAGGAAGGCTTTGCTCCATATCAAGATTTTACCGGCGCAAAGGGATTGACTTCAAAGAGTGCTACCGGTGAACACTTTGAATTACAAGAGCAAGCACTGTCAACTTCTCGCGATCCTTTAGTTTCGATGAAACCGGGTTTTGGCAACAGAACTTTGCAAAATGTAGTAGAAGCAGACTTACCTCAAGAAGCTGTTGCGGACATGTCCCGTAAACAGTACAGTGACATTGAAGGCACAGGAAAACTCACTGAAACTATGGGTCTTGATGACACTACTATTGGTGCTTCTCTTCCCAAGACAATACATACAGAAAGTGAGATTGCCGTAACCCGGCCTGAGTTGCTTGATGTTAGAAGGCTTGCAGAAGGTAAGCCTGAACTAATTAGAGATGTAGAGCCGCTTACAACAAAAAAAGATATTCCTGTAGCAAAAGGCGAAAAAACAAGAACTGCTGAAAGCACTATGGCAAGCCGCCCATTTCAGCAGGGGCCAATGCCAGAGGCTCTAGGTCAAAAGAATGTTACTGAACGTGTAGCACGAGGACAGCGGCTTGTAAACAGCATTCAAAAACGGATTACTGATCTAGATACTTCTGCAGTTGATACGGCATTAAAAGGTAGACCAGAACGAACTGTCAACAGTTTTTACAATAAAACTAAATCATTGTTTAATGAATTGCAAGCATTAGGCATGTTTACAGAACAATACGGTGCGCGCGGTACGTTTGACAATATTCTAGAGCAAGACATTCTTACTGGAGACTTTATAGGGCGGCTAGGCAAAGTAGCCCGTGCCTCATCTAAGATGGCAGAAAAAACAGGACAGTTTGGGCAGAAAGAAAAAAACTTAAATATTATGTTCGACACGTTGGACGCACTTAACAAGAATCTTCCTAAGTCGCCTACTAGAGCAACTAAGTTCAAAGACAAAAATTCATTACGAGGAATTAGTGATGCAGAATTGTCGTCTTTTTTGTTTGATGAAAGCCCCAGTGCAACAACCATTCGTAAAATGTATAAGGCAGGTCTTACTCGCTCTTCTGTGTTTGGCGACATTTCGTTTGGCAAAGAAGTAGGCTACGACGACTACAAGAGAATTATATTTATGATGACAGACAAGTTCAACGAGGGCGGTCTCGTTATGGCAGAAGGTGGAGCAGTACCTATGAAGGAACAAATGGAATTGTTTGAAGAAGGCGGAATGCTTGACCAAGGCGGTACTACCGATCCTATGTCCGGCAACGATGTACCAACAGGCTCTCTTCAAAAGGAAGTGCGCGACGACATTCCTGCACAGCTTAGTGAAGGTGAATTTGTCATGCCAGCAGATGTAGTTCGTTATCATGGTCTTGATAAAATGATGGCCCTACGAGACGAAGCTAAAGCTGGACTGCAGCGCATGGAAGCTATGGGACAAATGGGTAATTCAGAAGAAGCTACAATTCCTGACGGTATTCCATTTAACATGGACGATTTAGAGTTGGATAATGATCCGCTTGAAATGCAAGTGGGTGGCTTTGTTCCACAAATTCCTCAGTTTACTCCGGGTGGTGTTCAGCAGTCTCAGTTTGCCGGTTATCAACCCCAGTATACACCAGCACCACCAATGCCTACATTTAACTACGCATCATATATGCCAGCACAACAACAGCTTACGCCGACTCAAACTTTTGACACAGTTCCTACGTTTGAGAGTTACATGCCGCGTATGGTCACATACGTAGACGATTCTGGCAACGAGATGCAGATTCCGGTTGACCAAAACGGCAATCCTACTATTCCTGTTCCTCCGGGGTTCCGGCCTAAAACAGATACTCCGGCTGATCCAACACCCGATCCAACACCCGCTCCAGCACCTGCTCCAGCACCACAACAACAAGATGATTCGTCAGATGACCAGCCGCCGCCTACAATAGCACCTAAAACCGATCAGTTTGGCAGGGAAGAAGACCCCGCAATAACTACTATTAAAGGAACAAAACCTTTTCAAGAAATTGAAAATAAAATAGACCCACGCGGTACGTTTGAAAAAATTAGAGACAACTTTCTTGGGGCCGTTGGCGCAAGTACGACTTCGGCTGAGTATGAAGCCGCACTGGACTCCCTTGCTAAAAATGTAGCATTTGCAGAGTCTGACCCCGAAAAGCAACAGCAAATGCTTAACAGAATTAAAGATATGGTAGATGTTTCTACCCGCACAGAACTAGGGATGCCAGAGGGAATATCTTCAGAGCCTTTTTTACGCAATGCTGATGGAACTTTTAAGTTTGATGCTGCGGGTAAAAAAATACCAAACCCTAATTTTGTCGACCCTAACTTTAGTGCTAAAACAACGGCTCCTGAAACTACTCGTGTAGAAACAGCGCAAGTAACAACAGAGCCTGCTACTACAGTAACAGAAGCGGCAAAACCAGATATGCCAGAGAGTTTTGGAAAAGACCCCATTACTGGTGAAGAACTAACCCTTGTTAATTCGGCATATAAAACTCTTCAAGGCTCTGCCAATCCCGCAGAAAGAATACGCGCCATTACAGAACTAGCTACACTTGCTGGAAATGGGTATTCAAATGCTACAGAAAACGACGTTAGCTTTGCTCAAATGGTGTATGGCGATTTAGTAAGAAATAATATAATAACAGAAGATGAAGTTCGTCTTGGAGATAGTATACGAGACTCAGCTAGTGTTGGCACTACGACAACAACAAGTCGAGTAGCAGCGGCGGATGTAGGAGCGTCTAAAAGAAGTTTAGCAGAAGAAGCGCAACGTCTTGGTTTTGGTGGTGCAGAGTCTACCATGTCTACAAGTGAACTTAGAGACATCGTTGATAGACAACGTGAATCAAATAGAAAAGAAGCGGCAAGTTTGGGCATTAGTGAAGAGGCGTATCTTGACCCCGACAAACGTCAAGCTGCTATTTCTGAGGCTGCTCAAGCGGCTACAGAAGCTAGAAGGGAAGAACGTATTAGGGAAGAAGCTAAAAAACACGAACAAACATACCGTGATAAAGGATATAGCCCCGAAAAAGCCAAAAAAGCAAGTATAAACAAAGCCCGTGCAGATAAAGAAGCACGCGACCAAACAGGCGAACCTCAAGCAAAAGCTGTCACAGATAGACATGGTAATCCTGTTCGCAGCGGTAGTGATGGCTCTGTTGTTACATCTAATCGTGAACAAAAAGATGATAGCCCGGAACCAGACAGACGTTGGTGTTGTTCGCAAATGGTACACCGTGGTCTGTGGACACAACAATATGAATTTGCTCGTTTGACCGTGTGGTCTTCTAAGCAGCCTGATTGGTGGAAGTCTGGCTATCATGTGTGGGGCAAAGTTCTTGCAAAGACCTTCCTGCGGAAAAAGGGTTTTTGGACAGATGTGATGCAGAGTTTCTACGACTACCATATTCGTAAAAAGCCATATACATGGCGCACTGCACTTGCACATGTAATGGTATATCCCGGCGTATTTATTTGCGGAAACATCTGGACAAAGCAACCAAAAGGTGTTACACTAGCATCGTTTAAGGAGTTAAATGGGTAACATGGAAATTGACATGAAACAAGCGTATCAGAATTACGCAAATCTTTCTGATGCTGAAAAAGAAACTATCCGTAAGTTTATGGCTGGTCCGGCAAGACGTATCATTAGTAAAGTTTTGGGAGACGAGTTTGATACTGCCCTTGGTGCATTTATGTTACCAAAGGCAAAAAGAGGCAAAGGGTTAGCCTCACAACAATAACCCATATGTTGGCTACCCTAATCCCCCACCCCGACGTGGCTACGGTTGGCCCCAACTAGGAGAAGTAAAATGGCAGAAGCCACAGAAATAATGGCTGAAGAAATGCAGTCACCAAAGAAAGTTGCGTTTGCAAATCGTAAATACACCAACGAAGAAAAACGCAAAATGGAAGAAGAAGAACTTGAGCAGATGCTCAAAGAACAAAAAGGTGAAGTAGAAGAAACTGCTGAACCAGAAGAAGAAGAACCTAAAAACGCAGAGGAAAAGACGTTTAAAAAACGATACTCTGATCTGCGTAGACATCAACAGCAGCAAGCAGAAGATTTCAAAAAACAGATTGCTGAATTGCGCACTCAACTTGACAGCGCAACTAAAAAAGAAATGAAGCTGCCTAAGTCTGATGAAGATATCGAACAGTGGGCAAAAGATTATCCCGATGTAGCAGCAATCGTAGAAACAATCGCAATGAAAAAGGCCAGCGAACAGGCCAGCGCATTAGAGGAGCGTATCAAAGCGATTGACGAAATGCAAAACTCTGCAACAAAAGAAAAAGCAGAAGCAGAACTAATGCGATTGCATCCTGATTTTGATGACATTCGTGACAGCGATGAATTTCACGAGTGGGCAGATAGTCAGCCAAAGTGGGTGCAAGATGCGCTGTACGAAAATGATAACGATGCACGTTCTGCTGCTAGGGCGATTGACCTCTACAAAGCTGATATGGGTATTAGCAAGAAAAAACCCAAGTCAGACAAAGACGCAGCCAAGTCTGTGTCTACAAAGAATAGTCGCAGTAAACCGCAAGAAAACGAGGCTTCCTCATACCTAAAAGAGTCGGATGTACAACGTATGTCGCCGCAAGAGTATGAGAAGAACTCTGACGAAATCATGGAAGCTATCCGTTCTGGAAAGTTTATCTATGACGTTTCTGGTTCAGCCAGATAAAAAAGTGTTGACAAATAGTTATTTTTTCGTATAACTATAGTCATCAAAGGTGTAAGTGGGTTCGCTACCCGCTTATACCTAATCCGCAAACACCTCAGTCTTATGGATTAC